CTCAACCACAAACCAGTGGATACCTAAAGACGCATCTGATCTAACCTTTGGAACCAATGGGTTCTACCAGAAGTATGATGATCCGGTAACGACGGAAACCTTTACCGCAGATGGCACTCTTACTATCCCTGCTGGCGGTGTTACCGCTGATATTCTTGTCGTTGCAGGAGGTGGTTCTGGAGGCGGAGGTCATGATGGTGGAAGTGGAGGCGGTGGGGGAGGTGGTGCTGGAGGTATGATAGTGTCATCTTCTTATAGTCTAGCAGAAGGCTCATACTCTATTACTGTTGGACAAGGTGCAACTGCAAGTGGTGATATACAAACGCAGGGCACTAATGGTGATAATTCTCAAGTTGGCTCTATATCCGAACTAGAAGCAATAGGTGGTGGTGGTGGTGCTTCAGGCGCTAGCCCATCCCCATCTGATAATTCAAAAGGTCTTACTGGGGGTTCTGGAGGTGGTAGTGGTAGAGGTAATACAGTTGGTTCAGGAACTACAGGTCAAGGTAATGATGGTGGTGTGGGAGTTGCTTCTGGAGGAGGTGGCGCTGGAGGTGGCAAAGGAGCAGTTGGGGGTGCTGGGTCAGGAAATACTGGCGGAACAGGTGGTGCTGGAACAGCAAACTCGATTACAGGTTCCTCAGTAACTTACGCTGCTGGTGGAAATGGTGGGCCTAGTAGTGCTGGCAGAGTTGATGGATCAGATGCGACAGCAAATACTGGAAACGGTGGAGGTGGGGGAAGTGATGCTGAGGGGAGAGGCGGAAATGGTGGTTCAGGAATAGTAGTTGTAAAGTATGGTGCTGGTTTTGGCGCAGACTCATCTGGAGAAGGTAATGACTTTACCGTAACCAATCTGGTAGCAACAGACCAGATGGTTGATACGCCGACTAATAACTTCTGTACATGGAATCCACTTGATAATAGTGATGTTAGTTCTGGAAATACCAGTGTCTATAAGGAAGGTAACCTAGAATACGATACGAATTCTGATGAACAGTGGGTGATGACTTTTAGTACATTGGGTGTAACCGCTGGTAAGTGGTATTTTGAGGCTTACCACAAAGGATCGTCTTTGAGTACTTCTAATGGAAATTACTCACTAGTTGGGTGGGGTGAGAATGGTCATGCGATGAACTGGCTAGGGAATAAGTCATGGGAATATTCTTACCAGAGTGATGGTAATTTTTATAATAATAATACAGGAGATTCTACGCCAAATAGTTGGTATGAGGGCGGAGAGGTTATTGGATGTGCTTATGACGCAGATAGCGGAAAAATATGGTTTGCAAAGAATAATACATGGCAAGCAGCATCTGGAGCATCTAGCCCAAACCCAGCTACTGGGACTGATCCTGCGTTTACCTATTCTGGAGGAAATCCGTTGCTTCCGGGTGGAACTCAATATAGATCAGCGGATTCTTTAATTATAAATACTGGGTCTGACAGTTCATTCGCCGGAAATCTTACAGCACAAGGCAATCAGGACGGTAACGGTGTAGGCGATTTCTATTACGAACCACCTACTGACTACCTTGCTCTATGCACAGATAATCTAAGCGCACCAGAGATTACGTTGCCGGGTGAGAATTTTAACTCAGTTCTTTATACTGGTGATGGTGCTACTACTCAAGCAATAACTGGGGTGGGGTTCGAGCCAGATTTCTTATGGACGAAAAAGAGAAGTGCGGCTGGTTTCCATACTCTTGTTGACTCAGTTCGTGGTGCTACAAATTATGTGTCATCTAATTCTAATAATATTGAGTACGACGATGCGGAATACATAGCATCTCTGGATAGCGATGGATTTACTGTCGGTGATAATACGGTTACAAATGATAATACTGAAACCTTTGTATCATGGAACTGGCTTGCCGGTGGCACTGCAGTTACTAATACAGATGGAACTAACATAGATAGTGAGGTAAGTGCAAATACTACCGCTGGATTTTCCATCTGCAAGTACACCGCAACCAATAATATAGGTGATTCATTCGGACATGGTCTTACACAGAAGCCAGACTTATTGATTTTCAAAAACCTTGATACAGCATTTGACTCAACAATCGCAAACTGGACAACATTTTCAGATCAACTAACCACTGACTATACAACTGCTATGTCATTAAGCGAAACTACGGCAGAAACAAGTTACAACGGATTAAATCAAAAAGCACCAACTGCTTCTGTTGTTGAGTTGGGTGATAATGATGGTACGAATTATGGAACTGATGACTATATTTGTTATTGCTTCCATTCAGTAGAAGGCTACTCAAAGGTAGGTAGCTACACTGGGAATACTAATGCTGATGGTACATTTGTATATCTAGGCTTCAAACCGGCATTTCTGCTATTAAAGGAGTATGACAATGCTGATGATTGGGGTATGTACGATAATAAAAGAGATGGTTATAACAATGATAGCACTGGTAACAGACTTATCTATGCCAACTATAATATAGCTGAAGAAGGTGGGACAACTAGGGCTATTGACTTACTAAGTAATGGATTTAAGTTGCGTACCAGTAATGCAACTTTTAACGGCAGTAAGTATATATATTTAGCATTCGCAGAATCACCATTCAAATACTCAAACGCGAGGTAAATTATGTGGCACAGTGATACATTAGGTGTCAT